AGAGTACTATTCGTGTTCCTGCGTAATCTGCAGGGCGCGAAGCGTCTGTTTGAATAGAAAGGTAACTCAAATTCTAGAGTTCCCTCTCCGAGGGTGTTTCGTGCTAGAGCTCCATCAAAGAGCGATCCAAGCACTAACGAATTGGCTGCCGGTGCATTTCCAGGCAGATTCATATCCGTTTCGATACGGCCGATAGCAACCTCGGCCGAGGTGACAGGTTCATGTCTTGTAACTCCCATCAAATATGACTGGGCAGTTTGGGAATCGATTATAGAGACTTTCCATCTCAAAGAACCACGATATCCCGTGTAAGCAGGGAAGAACCAGGTCAAAATATTCATCGTAGCATATGTACAAGGCTGACCAGAGCCAACATGGAGATCATCACCAGTGCCAGTACCTTTCAAAGGTGGCATATTGTGAGAAATCCTTGTAACTAATGCATTTGACGAAGACCAAGTGAAATCCTCTGCATGGACAAAACTGTATCTCTTCAACAACTGTCGAATCGAGACAACAGCTTGCTCTCCGAAATAAACATCATACAGATGAGCATCGTTATTGTCCATATCGCCGATCGGGGCGATAGATTGGGTGGAACCGGGCTTTCCTTCTGCCTCAATTCCAGTGCCCTCCATGTAACCCTCTGCGGATTCATGGGCGCCCTCTGAAACAGAGGAACCCACACCACTTTGGTAGGAGAGCTGTGCCATTCGTGAATCTCGCGGACCTGCGAGTCTGAAATCTGGTCCTGCACGAACTGTGACTGTAACAAAAACATCGTCATCAGCCGCAGTGTTAGGAACTGCAATCTCATTCACCACATACATGGCAATGACACCGTTAGCCGTATTCCTTCGCACTCCAGTGAGTGGTGAAGTTCCGTACAGCTCGGTGTTCGCACGGTCGAAATCATCGACTTCGTGCCAGGCGCGAAATTGCGCCCAGGTGATAGGAATCTCAAAATCGCGCTCCTGTGCAATATCAACAACTCGAGAATAATTCAAGTTATAGTTGGCTGCACCAGAAGCTTGGTTGATAGGATCCCAAGTGACCCGAAAACGGCCTCTATGGTAAGCAGACGCAGTGATCTGGAATCTAAAAATCAAAGATCCAGTCCAAAAGCGAAAAGGTACAGAGGCATGGGCCATTGGTGTGAAACGAATCTCATCACCGCTCTTTCGATAGAGCATTGGACTTACTGTCGAAGTCCAAACGAGATCATCAGCACTGGCAGTTGCAGGGTTCACTGCGACTGTTTGCAATATTGCCTCTTTCGAGGTGATGTACTGCAAAGACATCTCATCAGTACCTCCTAAACCCACCACTCGTGGGTCCACAGTCAATTCCTGTTTGGAGGTAAGAGCTAGACTCTTAGATGTATCATGCTGATCAGTGAGTGCCATATGTCCTGCATCAAAATGCTGTACAAACTTAATCTCCTCAATTTGCCTCGGTCTTGAAAAACCGAGGAAACGAGCAAATTTATGTATTGAACCAGCAGCATTAGCAGTTGCCTTAGCGAAGTTCCCAATAATAGGGACGCCAGACAAAGACTGCATTGCGTTAGCAGCGACACTCGAAACATGAGAGACAATTCCTTCAC